TAAACCTATTGACAAATTGAAAATAATGTGATACAGTTAAGTCAGGAATAAACAAACTCGATCCGCTCCGGAGGTGGTTGAATTGGCGGTGAAAATAACAGACGGATATTACTCCGGCTTTAAACTCCTGTCGCTCCTCGATCTCGACCATGATCGCCCGGAGTTATTTTTTTGTACGTCAAACAAGACCGCCGGCAAGACCACTTTTTTTAACGCTTATGTGCTTGATAAATTTGTTTCGTCGGGAGAAAAATTCTTGCTGCTCTATCGCTATTCTTATGAGATTGAAAACGTGGTGGACAAATTCTTTCGTGACATCTCGAATATCGAAATTTTTAATTTCAGTCTTGATATGACGCAAGAGCGGCGTGACGGCGGAAAGTACACGGAACTTTTTTACGGAGAAAAATCTTGCGGATATGCAATATCTTTATCGAGCGTTGACTATGTGAAAAAAGCGTCGCACCTATTTTCTGACGCTCGAATAATACTCTTTGATGAGTTTATGCCCGAAAGCGGTAAATACTTGCCGCACGAATGTGATAAACTCTTTGCGATTCACACGGCGATAGCAAGAGGACGGGGACAGCGTCGCAGATACTTGCCCGTTGTTTTGATCTCGAACCCGGTAACGCTTTTAAATCCTTACTATCTCACGCTTGGGATCTCTGATCGTCTGCAAAAAAACACGCATTTCTTGCGTGGTCGCGGGTGGGTACTCGAACAAGGCTTTAATGCCGCCGCCGCAAATGCGCAAAAGGAAAGCGGAATTTATAAGGCTTTTGAAAAAACAAAAATCGCTGCATACGGGAATCAAGGTGTTTACTTGTCCGATTCGGATAGTTTTATAAGTCCTATAAAAAACGAGCGCGCAAGATATGTCGCAACTTTTGTTGTTGACAACGTTTCTTTTGGCGTGAAAACTTATGAAAAATCTGGACTTTTATACATTGATACTTCTGTCGATATGACCGCTCCGCTCCGTATCTGCGCAGAACTCGCCGATTTTTCGCCCAACTTCGTTATGATAAATCAATATCGTTATCTCTTTATAAATTGGCGAAATCTCTTTGAAGTCGGAGCTGTTCGATTTCGAAATGGGCGCGCGAAAAGTGCATTTCTTAAATTGCTTTCATACCTTTGATTTTATTTCGTCGGTTTTATCGGTGGGAAACTCGGTTGAAATATACCGCACCGAAAACAAACGTTTTAGTTTAACGCTTCGGAAAAATCAAGGGATTGAAATAATTCGGCGGCCAAAAGCCGCCGAACACTTAAAGGAGAGAAAAAAAAATGATAATACAACCCAACGGCAAACTTTATCTTCTTCGCGGAGTCAAATGCGATCCCGATTATCAAAACACTTTAACTTGGGCGAACGCCACAGAACAGTTTAATTATTTTTCCTCGCTTGCTTTTTATAAGTTTGAAAAAGCAAGCGACAACGAATTATCTTACATTTATTACGGTGACGGAAAAATTCGAATAGGTTTGAAAAATACTGCCGTTTTTAACTGTAATTATATAATGTTTCAAAACCCCGATTTTGAAAATAAATGGTTTTACGCATTTGTCACCAGCGTTGAATATGTGAATAATGTAACAACTCAAATAAACTTTGAGATCGACGTCATGCAAACGTGGTTGCCGACAGTCTCAATTAACAAATGCTTTGTTGAACGTGAACACGTTGCAGATGACACGATAGGACTGCACACGGTCGATGAGGGGCTTCCTACGGGGGATATTATTTATACAAACTGTACACCCGTTACAGGCGTTTCCGGAAAATCTTTTGATGATCTTGCGTATATAGTTGAGTGTTCTTTCGACCCCTCTGCTCAGGGTAGGGGAACTCCTACCTTTAAAAAGATCGGGGGACTTTTTCACGGGGCGGTAATCGTCGCTTTTACAAATGAACGTTACAAGGACTTTTCAGATTTTCTCTTTTGGGTAAACGTCAACGGTTTGGGTGACGGGGTTTGTTCGATATATTCTTTCCCGGAATGCTTGCTGGAATATGACACAACGTCCCCCTACTTGATTTTGCAATATGTAAACTCTGAGGGAACGTTGTCCACTATAAACTGTTACGGAAAAATCGTAATCGGCGTTAAGACTGATGCCATAGCAACGGCGTCGGTACTACCTCATCTTTATAAGTATACTCCGAACAACAACAAACTGCTTTCCGCCCCCTTTAATTATTTGTCTTTATCAAACAATGTTGGACAATCTGTTCAACTTCGTTTCGAAAGACTTAAAAAAAATACAGAAATAAAAATAAATTACTATGCCCCACTTGAAGCGGGGGCAACGGCCGTGGGGGAAGTCCTTGATTATGATTGCGACAATAACGGATCGCAGGGAATCGTGTCACTTGCAGTTGCGGCCATGGGGCAATGCGCATACAGTTATGATAGATATGCCGATTATATAGCTTTAAACCGGAGTTCTTTGGACTTTCAAAAAAGTTCTGCTGCGCTTAGTGATACTCTTCGCATTATGGGCACGGGAAATTCCGCAATGAAATATTTTGGCGGCGCCGCTGTAACCGGAGGGGCCAGCCTATCAAAAGGCGGAATCAATAACGCGCTGGATATAGCAAGGGGGATAATGCCAGATCTCACGGGTACAAGTGCGATAGACGGTTATAATGCTGGACTTTCGGACATGGGAAGACAACCTAATGCGATGATAGGTCGTCAATCTTCTTCTGCCGCAATACTTAAAGGGCGAAATCATTTAACTTTATATACAGTATCGATTCTCCCCGAATACGCTAAAATCATAGATAACTACTTGTCAATGTTTGGCTACAAGGTCTTGCGCGAAAAAGTTCCCGAAACTGTTTCGCGTCAAAATTGGAATTATGTAAAAACAGTCGGAGCGACAATCTCCGGCAATGTTCCAGCTGACGATAGCCGAAAGATCTGCGCATTGCTTGACAGAGGTATAACGTTATGGCATAATCCGTCAACGATGTTGAATTACTCTCTTGATAATCCAATAGTATAAGGAGGTTTAATAATGTTTTTCGAAAACTCCTATTATAGCGCGCTTTTTGGAAACAACAATCAAAAAGTAAAGGCAGCGGCAAAAAACAATCTTGCTTTTTTGAAATATTTCGACCGTTTAAAAAACATAGCGATCTCGGTTTACGAATGGCAGGGGCTGCCGGACGAAATTGACGCGCGCTTTTTGGAACTTACGCTTTTTGAATGCGGAGCGGCTTTGTTTTTTAAAAGTGATGATGAAATTGTAAAAGACTTTATCGTTGCGCGAACAACGCTTGACGGACGCTGGGATATTTATAACAGACCGAAAGAACGGCGCGCCTACGCAACAAACGGGCTTGAATGGATTCGAAACGATAAAAATAGTGTAATCGTTTACAACAACTATCTACGTTCACCGTCATTTGCCGATGTTTTTTCGGCGGCTGAACAATTATCAGAAATTGATCGCGCGATTGAAATAAATGCAAAAGCGCAAAAAACCCCCGTAGTTATAGTGTGCGACGATAAAACTCGATTATCTGCGAAAAATCTGTATCAAAAGTATGACGGGAACGAGCCTTGTATAATCGTGGATAAAAAAAGCCTTGGCGGAACTGAAATAAAGGTACTCAATACGGGCGCGCCTTATGTTTGTGATAAATTGTACGAACTAAAAACGAATATTTGGAACGAAACTTTGACTAATTTAGGCGTTCCGAATGCGTCGTACCAAAAAAAAGAACGAATGTTGAGCGACGAGGTCGCACGTTTGAATGGCGGAACTTTCGCAAGCCGATATAGTCGTTTGCTGGGTAGACAGGACGCTGCAAAAGCGATAAATAAAATGTTCGATCTTAATATTTCGGTCGTTTACAGAGAAGAGAGCGGCGGAAAAAATGAAAATGATCCGAATGCGGGGGAAATCACTTTCGAGGAGGAAGAGGAAAATGGCTGAATATACTACTACCATCCGCACGATATGCGAAAGTCTTGCAGATCCGCAAGTTTTATCAACCGGAAAAACGGTTGATAAAATAATCGAGAACGCTATCCCCTCGATATTTCCGGACGTTTTTGGATTTTTATTCGACGAAAAAGAAGCCGAAAAAAGAATACTGCGGCATTTCTATATGCGTGAAATTGCTTTTGAAACGCCTGCGCTTTGGCAGTTAGAGATCAATAACGTTCTTGTTGAGAACAAGGATAAATATAACGCAATTTATTCTGTTTTTAATGACAATAATTTGAAAATTTTTGATACGGACGCGACAACGGAAGAACGTGCGCGCAAGACTACGGACGGCGGGAACTTATCCGCGCACACATCCGCCACGCAAAACTCAACCAACTCGAACACGTCCGAAACGGTTGATCAATATTCCGAAACCCCTCAGGGTGGGTTATCCGACGTAAAGAGCGGCAAATACTTGACAACCGCCGACGTCAAGAACGGAACGGAAAGCGGTCAAAACTCCGGAACATCATCGTCCGATTCGACGCAGGAAACAACAAACAGCGGAACCGAGGACGAAACCGTCACGCGCAGCGGAAGAAGCGGGAGATCAGCCGCCGAACTGCTAAACGCGAACATTAAAGACTTGCAAACTCTCTATCAAGTAATGTTTGATGATCTCGCTCCGTGTTTTTGTTTTTTGTACAATTAGCACAAAAAAAACTTTCGTTTTTGGTTGTTTTACCTATTGAAAATATATAGTAAATCTGATATAATTTAACTGTAAAAAAAAAGAGGTAAACCCTCAAACGAAAGGAATTAAAAAAAAATGTTTAATTATTGCGAAATCTGCGTTCACCGCCCTCGTTGCGTGTGGACGCAAAAAGAAAAAGAGTTTACAGAATGCGGATTTTTCGAACATATAAATCCGAATTTTAGAAAAAGGAGAAACAAAAAAAATGATTGAACCCTTAAACGGAATCAAGTTGTCTTTCGCGATCCCTACGGTTTTCGGTGACGAACTTTCATTTTCCGAATTTTTAGGAAAAGTACAAGAAAAACTTAATGAAGTTATCGCGGAACAGAACACCCTCGGAGAAACAGTAAAAGATTTGTCCTCTACCGTTTCTCAAAACAAGACCGAAACGGACGCGAAAATCTCAAATATTGAGGTTACTATTACCGCAAACAAACAGGACGCGGACGGCAAGATTACTGCTCTTACCGCGACTGTTGCCGCGAACAAACAGGACGCAGACGGAAAGATTACTGCTCTTACCGCGACCGTTGCCGCGAACAAACAGGACGCAGACGAAAAGCTCTCTGCCTTGCAAACAAAAACAACTCCGAGAAGTCTGTTTTTCAGGACGGGTGTAAATGGGTTTATTTTATTCTCAAAAAACGAAGATGAACTATACACGGGATTGACTTTTACGACTGATTCGAAAGACATACCCCATTTTGTAACATTGGGAATATATAACATATCCTTTTCCTCAGCCGGATCGCCGATGTCTTATACGCCCGTAAAAGTATCAACTTTTACGGCAGAGATAGTTACGCCGACGGACGAAAAGGTTCCGAACATACTCTCGGGGATGTTGATCGTAAATCCGAATAAAGCACAAAAGTTATACCTCGATGAAGTTGAAGTGGGAAAATTTATGACTTTTGATGGAGGTATAACTTTATCAACCGCCGTGCAAGCAAACGCTTCAACGATTAAGGATGAAACCGTATGGGTTCTTGAAATTTCAGCGCGCGACGGAATTCTCTACTTAAAAACGTTGATAAAGCCGACAGAAACATCAATAAACTCTTATAAGCTCCATTTCGGAGCGGCGAAAGACGCTATACTTACAGTCTACGGCAACAAGATGAGTATCGGCGCAGACCCGAATACTAACATAAAGCGCGTAGATATTTATAGTACAAATGACACAAATATATCAATAATTTCTACCGCATCCAACAATGTCGGTCAAATATCCGCATCGGGAGAAACGCCAAAAATATCCTTCCCCGTTTCGGGGATAAATGGAAGCTCTCTTGCGTTAGTGCCCGAATTTGAAATATCTATGACGCAAATATATGGTATTTAAGGAGATAAAAAAAATGGCAAACTTTTCGAAAAATGTTATTACAAAAGATGATAAAATCGTAAATAACTACATAGTTCTTACGGGAAATTTGTGTAAAGATTTTAGCACAAACGACAAAAAAAGCGTAGCCCGGAGCAGGATAGCAGTTTATCAGGGAGCAGAAAAAGAAGCTATCTTTATAAATGTTGCAACTTTCGACGCTGCAAATATTGATTATTCGCTCAATCTCAAAAAAGGAGAAGCCGTACAGCTCAGAGGTAGTTTATCCTCGTCGAGTTATGACGGTAAACAAACGTTTACCATTATATTCGACAGGATTTGCAAAACGTTCGAAGATTGACAAAAAAAGAAGCCCCGGAGGGGCTTCTTTTTTTTGTCTTATATCGTGCAAAATGCACAAAAAAACTTTTTGTTTTTGGTTATTCTACCTCTTGAAAATAAATCAGAAACTTGCTATAATATACTTGTAAATAAAAGAAGTAAAACCTCAACGAAAGGAACACAAAAAAATGAGTACAACAAAAGTCTTTAAAGTCTATGGATTAGACGGTCACCGTCAACGCGAGAGTTTCTGCCCGTCATACGCCTATGATTGGGGCAAGGAGAATTCTACAAACATAGTTGCTTGCCTGAATGCAGATTTTAGCAGCACTAACGATTATTCGATCCTTGTGATCGAAAGAAACACCTTGCAAGAAGTTTACGAAGCACTTGACGCGCATCTTTATGCTGGAATTCTTGAAAACTCAAAAAAAGGAAAAATTGAAGAAGTTACAGACGTTTCGGAACTGCGTGAAATATTCAAATGCCTTCTTGAATGGTTGTTACGGGCTGGCGGAAATATTCTCGCCCCCAACAGAGCATGGGCGGAAATGAAAGAAAAAAAGCCTTGCGCGGAAATAAACAACAAAGAGATCTTATGACGGAGGAAATTGAGGAGGAGGAAGCGGAGCAGGTTTTAAAGGAGCTTGAAGAGAATGGTTGATGAAAAATATTTGAATTTAATTTTAAAATATAACTTAAACAAAAAATTTATTGAAGACCCAAAAAAACGAACAGTAAAGAGATTTGTCGAAGACTATGCAAAAGAGTTAAAAACTATATGGATCCCGCTTGCAATGCAGATCTGCGATTTTGTGCCGTTTGTGTTTGAAGATTTTTTAAGAGAGTACGCGGAGGTAAAAAAGTTTGAAAGACGAATGCGTAAAAAAATGCGATAACTGTCATTTTTTCTCAACTTGTGATAAAAATATGATATATATACAAAAAAAAATAGGAGGAGTATGCAAAAACTACCTAAATGAAAGAGAATGTTTTTTAAAAAAAGCGTGTTTTTATCCTGATCGAGGGAAAAAGATAGTAACAGTTGACGAATACGGATACACGCACGGAAAGAGGGTGCGCGAAAAGTGAAAAAAGAATTAACCCCGAATAAACAAGAATGGATAAAAAATCAAAAAAGAGCCGAAAGATTTATAAAAAAATATGAAAAAATCGGATTCGCTTTTGATTTTGAAATGCCCAAAATGCCCGAAAGAGTTACAAGAAAAGCCCTTGAAGATTTTAAGAAGCAAACAACGGCTATAAAGTTGTCTACGAAAGCGGTTCATATCGCCGATGAAGTTACGGGCGAAACAGAAACATTATATAAATATAAGCAGCGCAGACGCAAGAAAGAACCTCCGCAAGAGCCACCGCCAGAACCACCGGAAGATCCGCCGGAAGGTCCTCCGCAAATAATCTTAGAATTTTTCGAAAGATTGTCATATCTCGCAACGAATCCGTTTAATGGCTATATCCCAGGGAATTTATTGTCTTTTCTGAAAGATTTATACGCTAAAAACCCCTTATTTATGAGCAATATAGCCGCCGCGGCAAAGAAAAATGGACTTTTAGATCTCCCTGACAAGAAATATTATTACGAAGAAGTTATAAACGATATTGCAACTTTTTTTTCGGACTTGTTTTTTAAAAAAATAAGAGAAAAAGAAGCAGTCGAAAGAGGTTATTACTTTGAGCCGGAAAACCCTGTTCTTCAATGAAGCGACGGCGGCACTCGATAGTGCCGCCGATAGCACCGAAACCAAAGCATATATTAAACACGGTTGTCTTTTTACAGATAATGAAACAATTTCATTCGATTCACTTGACGAATTGATGTTTATCATAAGTCAAAAAGTAACAAGAAATACAAGAATTTTTGTAGAAAATTTGAGTTTTTTTGGATATTACATTGTTGATTTTTTTACATTTGACGCTAACTTATTGTTATGTTTTGATACTGAAACGAAAGTTTTTTTTGAAGATAGCGAACTCCCCGATAGATCTTTCACTTACTTATTTACTAAAAACGGATTTCAAAATATTACAGTTAATTGTTTTGGACATATTGTAAAATTTATCAATGCAGATCCATTAATAGGATCTCCCCGAAAGAGTGCCGATGATATGTCTTGCGAAGATCGCGCTCAACAAATGTTTAATGTTTTAAGCAAATTAAGATCCAGCGGATACAAAAAAAACACAATAGCGTCAAATTCCATGGACGAATTGCGCGCGATGATCGGGCGTAATTTATTTAAAGAGTTGTATCCTCATCTCGAAGACCGCAAACTTGACGAAAAGGATTTTGGATCAAAAAACGCTTTCGATTATATATTTAATGCTTATGGCAGCGGTTGGCTTTTTCTCAATCCGAATTTCAAACAAAAAACATTAAAAAATCAAAAAATAGACGTTTTTGATTGCAACGGAATGTACCCCGCTCAACTTTCATGTAAATTTCAAAAAATTCCCGTCGGAGAACCCAAGTTTGTAAAATGCGAACATTTGCCCGAATACCTAAAAGGTGAAAGCGCAAAATCTTATTACTATTTTATAAGATTCAAATGTTCGTTTTTTTTACGCCCGCGCCGTTTTCCTTTTGTAAAAATTAAAGGGGATCATCGTTTTCGGATTGGCGAAAACCTTGTATCAACGTGCTTGAATGCAAACGCCGAATATTACAAGCGGTTTTCAGATATAAAATTTGAAAAGAATTATCAAAAAAAACTTATAGTAACCATGACTATGAGCGAAACGGAGTTTAAACTGTTCCGCGATAACTATTTGATTTCAGATTTTGAAATACTTGACTTTTGCGTTTTTGAAGCAGCAAAAAGAAACTTTTTTTACAACTTTTTTGAAAAAAGAAATTTTTTGCGCGGAGAATTAACGGGAGATTTAAAAAATATTGAGAAAAGTATGGCAAATACTGTCATAGGAAAATTCGCAACGGGGTATGACGCACCGTTTTTTGTGCTGCAAAAAACGGAAAAAAGACTTTCGTACCCTGAAAAATACGACGCAGAAAAAGCAGCCGGATATATTCCACTTGCTGCCGCTGTGGTATCAGCGGCAAAATGCGAAGTTGTCAGAATCGCCCAACAAAACTACGATAGTTTTATATATTCAAATACTGATAGTTTTCACCTTTTAAACTGCGATAATCCCGAGGGGTTTTTGATAGACCAAATAAAATCAGGATATTTCAAACTTGAATTTACTGCGTCCGAGGGAAGATATTTGCGGGAAAATTCATACGTTTTAAAAAACGGAGATAATTTAAAAATCGTTTGTTCAATGTCTGAAAATGCAAAGGATAATATTATTCAAGCGTTTTTAAAAAATGAGAATTTTGAAAAAAAATCGAAACAAGAGATAGAATTTATTAAAAGGGGGCTTGAAGTCGAAGATTATCAGATCGGTTTAAGAGTTCCCGGAAACGAGATCTTAAAACTTGTCCCCGGGGGGGTTTTAAGGACAAAAGTCGAAAGCGAATTGAATTAAAAGGAGAAAAAAAATGAAAAAAATAATAGAAGTATTTGTTTTTTCTGCGACGATTGCAGGAATGATATTTGGTTTGATTGAGTATGCCAAGATTGTTTTTTAAAAAAAAAGACGGAGTTTTTTCGCTCCGTCTTTTTTATGTCAAAATTAACTGAGAGTTATCGTGCAAGTTCCTATTTTTGAGTTGTCAAAAACAGATGTTGCGGTTATAACTACCTTGGGGGCTTTCGTGTTCGCGGGAATGGTGACAAGTCCAGCAGCGGACACCGTGACACCCTCAGTATCGGACGTCCACTTGACTGCCTGCGGCGCAAAGTCAGTTGTTTCGATGATTGCAGTTAACTGTATATTCTGCGCGTATGCTGCGTTCTGTTTTGCGGTCGCGGTAGTAGGCGAAACGGTAACAGATGTAACCTGAGGGTTTCCCGTCTGCAACATTGCCGCATTTGCGAACGGAGAAGCGGCGAAAGTTACCCAACGGTGGAGAAATTCATTCCAATAAAGACCTTGACCGTTGTAGGCTTCCGTAAATTTCATCATATTGTCAAAAATCATCAAAAAATCTTTGTCAATAAGAATTGCCTGAACTTTTTTAAGTTCCGCATTATCCGCAGTTCCGATCTCTTCATAAGTAGTGTTTCCCGCAAAGACTTCACCGAGACGGGCAATTTCATCGTCCGAAAAATCGAATCCGTCAATCATCAGGCGATGACCGAGAAACTCCGCCTTATCCATATTAAACGCTGCCGAAAGCAAGTTTACGTCGATAAAGGCGTCAAATTCTGACTTCATGATAAGATACTGATCTTTTTTGTCGGACTTGTTGAGAACTTTCGCTGTGTTGTAAATCGTTTTTGGAAATTCAAAATCGTTCGAAAGACCTCTGACGCTTGTTCCGATAGTTTTCGCCGTTGCTTCCGAGGGTGTTGCGATAGTAACGGACGCGATCTCGCCGTTGAGCATTTTTCGGGCGATCATGTATTTGGTCGTAAGCCATTCGTCGTAATTCGCCCCCGAATACATCGAATCGACTATCCTGCCGATAAGATCTATTACTCCGTCCCACGAAAGAAACGCCTGCTGAAGCTGGTCGGCGCTTATTGTCGTTTTGTAGAATTTTTGATAATTCATTACGTAAAAAGTGGATTTCACGTCGGGAATTTCGCGCTTAAAAACTTCCGCTTCTGCTGTTTCAGGATCGAAAGTAAAGGGTTTTGCAATGTTTACAAAAATATCCTCAACTACTTCTCCGTATTCAAGAATACCCCTTTTAAACATTTTCAAAGGGTTGTCAAAAAGTCTTGACGAAACCATGACGCGACCTATGCGGTTTACAAGCGCGGAAAGAAATTCGTTTTGAAGCTCAACGGCGTCCATTATTACCGCGCCGATAGTCCTAATGCTGTCTGCGTCTGCGGTTGCTATGGGGACTTTATTTTGATAATTTATCGTTGCTTCGTGCCGTATAGCGTTAAGCACGTCAACGCTGCTGTTTGTAAGTGTTTTTACTTTCGGTTTTGTTGCCATTGTGTTTAATCCTCCTTAAAAAGTTCACCTATGGTTATTTCTTCTGCTTTTTCCGCTTCATCTTCTTTTTCTTTTTCTTTTTTTGTTTCAACGTCCTCAAAAAAACGATCTCGATAACGAGTTCGCCATGCTTCATCAAGGTCGTCACGCTCTTTTTCAAGCGCGGTGATTCGCGATTTGAGTTCTTCGACGTCAGCCGTTTCGATTTCGCTTACACGCTCTATCAGCCTGAGCGCGTCGTCGTCGGTGCGTTCGCCGAGTACGGTTTTTAAATCTTCAAGCAAGGTCATTTTTTTTACTCCTTTTTAAATTTATTCGATATATTCAGATTTTATATATCCGATATATTTTTTATTTGATATTACGCAAAAAACGCAGTCGTATCCGAGTATGTCCGGCTGTATAAGTGATACCTCTGCGCCTGCGGGCAGCACAGAAATAACTGATCCTTTTTTATCGTCCGCACGGCTGCGGAGTTCTGCGGGAGCGTCAAGAAGTTTTTTTGTCATTACTTCTCCACTTTTTACCTTAAATTCTATCATGTTTTTTTTATCTTCCTCTTTAATTTTTTTTGATACCCACGATCTAAAATCGGTCATATTATAGCCGAATTTGTTAAGCCAATGATCAAGATCTCCGTGATTTGACGCGTAACCGAGGTCGTGCGCTTCTTTATGCGATACAATTTTTGATACGTCAAGGTTAAAGGTTTTACAAAGATATGCGCAAAAATCAACGGCTTCGGTTTTTACAACGCGATCAAAATATCCCTTGTCTTTTAAATTATCTTCGCAAATTTCGAACTGTATATGACGCGTCGGAGCATAGTTATAAGATCCGTTCTTTCCATTTGCACAGCCCCAGCAAGCAAAGTCGAAAGGCAATATTTGTGCCGTTCCGACTTTTTCGTTTGCAAGTCTGCCGATAAAGGCATGAACGCACGTTTCACTAACGGGGTTATTCCATGAGTTGCCATTTATGTTTTTGCCTATTTTTTTTATGAGCGCATTGTAATTTTTATCCTCGCTCGACGGTTGCACATATCTGCGGAGATACGGATTATTCGCGCCCGTGGAATGCACTACTATCCCCGCCACAGGGGACGGCTTATATTGTCCGCGCGCATTTGCCTTATAGCAACGGCAGCGCGTATGAAAACATTCAAAAAGATCCATTTTTTACCCTTTCAGTTCGGGAAGTCCCGCTATTGATGTAAGCAGAGACAAAATCGCAGCAAGCGCAGCCGCTGAAAAAACGGCTATCCAATTTACCTCCCCGAGAACAACGGCAGTCCCTATCATAGCAACAGCCGCCTGCGCGAAAGTTTTTACCGCTCTTATTCCGGCGGCCTTTATCCATTTTTTGAAATTCACGATATCCATCTCTTTTCTATTTTTTTTCAAGGTCTGAAAGCCTATGATTTATAATTTTTATCTGTTCTTCAATAACGGGCATTCGTTTCGCGAAATTGTTATGCTCGCGAACTTCGCGCGTAAGTTCATCGACGCGAGTTGTTGTTACTGCCGCGCTGCGAGAAGACGCCACAAAAGCCGCGACGATACTACCCAGCACAGAAATGCAGGCGATAAGAAGATTTGTTACGTCCAAAAAAAAATCACCACCCCAAGATCCAAAAGATTGATTTATGTTTATGTTCGGGAAACTTCGGCGGAGTTGGCACAGGCGACGGCGGCGTCGGAGGGTCAGGCGTATCGCCGTTGTAAGTTCTAAAAGTAAGTCCTTTCGATTGTACGATTGTCGTAAAAGCGAGATTCTGCCACATTGCATATTGAGGTTTAATATTTCCTCCGGTCGTTTTTAAAATATATGCACCTTTCGAGTTATATTGTCCCCCGCTGCCCGAGATTACTCCCAAACCTATTTGTTGTTCTATATGCGCGCCGGTTGCATGACCCGACGTGCCTTGATTTGTAATGTATTGCCCCCGAGTATAAGTTTTTCCTATATAAAAAGTCGAAAAATCATCATCGTTCATATGCACCCATTTAAGTGTGATGATAGCCGTTGACGATGTAGGTATAGTTCCGCCCCCCGCGAGGACGCAAGGTGATGTAGAAGTCAACCAAACTCCATTAGGGTAAGAGTTGTCGGAGGGGCGTTTTTGCAATTTTACTATTTTCATTTCGTCACAAGGACAAAAAAAACCTCCGTCTGTAACGTTGTCATTCACCATATCGATAGGGTAAGAGGGCGGCGTCCCGGTCGAATATTTGAGATGCGAATAGCCGCCGTCGTAAGATTGCGAAATATATAAACGCTTTTGCGGCAGCATTAAATAATTTACCGCCATGCAAGCACCTCCGGAGCGGATCGAGTTTGTTTATTCCTGACTTAACTGTATCACATTATTTTCAATTTGTCAATAGGTTTATTATAATGTCATAATAAGTTCATAAACAGAGGGTCAAAAAGTAAAAGTCATAAAAAAGACAAAAAGAATAATGCAAAAGTTTTACAAAATGGGGGTATTTCATTATATTTGTCTTGTGCACCCAG